TGATTTCGCGCCCTTCCAAATATGCATCGTATTTTGATTGTAGATCTATGCCGTTTATCATCACTTTATACATTTTTATTGCCTTCTTTCGCGTTCGGATATTATCCCCATATTCTTATTGATTCTTTGCGTTGCAAAGTCTGCAATAGCATTAACATCAATAACAACGTTTGAATCTTTATTATTGATTGCAGTTATAAGCAAGCCCATCAGTTCTGCCATTTGCTTATATGTGATTCCTTCGCTTTGCTTTGTGTCCGGTGCCGCTTGTGTTTGACTTAGTGGCTTAAACGCAAAGCCCGCGGTTCTTGTTGATTTAATGCCCGCAAGTTTAGAATTTATCGCGCCAATCTTACTCAGCTTATCTTGTGCATTTGTTAGTGCTATTTCGCCCAACTCTTCTGAGGCTTTCGCAACGTCTTTCCCTGTCGCTTCAAGTCCGATTGCAAAACCTTCGCCACCAAATTTACCAATCTTTGCAAATTCCCTTGATGGTGAGTGTTCGTCTAACCTTTTTTGTGCCGCATATAGCGCTTGTTCCGCAATGCTTCTCGCTGCATTTGTCGCAAGCCACATTGCGTTACTTAAACCACTCGCAAAACCCGCGCCCGCGTTATATCCCGCATCATATAAGCTTATAGCTTCAGCGCCTGTTCTTCCGGCGCCCCCTAATCTTTGACCCGCAATATTTGCTACATAATTTGTTGCATCTAGGCCTTCTATGTATTTGCCGCCAAATAGTGCGCCTGTGTCATATGCTTTCGCTGCTTCCGCATCTGCTGAATCTTTCGCGCCTTTGGATATTTCACTTGCTTTATTTGTTACATCGCTTTTGCGTTCATCCATTCCGTTTATCAATTCCGTTGCAGCTTCAGTTCCTGTTTTGTTCATGTCACTTGGCATGTCCATTACACCTGTTTTGACGGCTTCATTAAGTCTGCTTGTTGCTTCGCTCAATGGTATTTCTCCGGATAGAATACCCGCTTGCAAGTTTTCGGGAATTTCTATTCCTTTTTCTTTTGCTTTTTGAACCGCTGAATCAAAATCTATAAGTGCTTTTAATTCGTCAACACTACTTGGAATTGTATATCTTCCTTCGCGTATTCCGGCTTCAAGCGATTTTGGAATCTTTATTCCCGCAGATTCTGCAATGCCTTGTAGATTAGTTAAAGCGCCCGCCTGTATTTCCATTGTGTTATTCCACTTTTGCGCTTCTACAAGTGCGCTTGCCATGCCTTCATAATAGCCATCCATGTCGCGCCCTAATTTCTTATAAGTTTCTACAAGTGTGGATAGTTCGTTGCGTTCTGCTTTCTTGAGGTCTGTACCCTTTTCTGTCAGCTTGTCTATTTTTTCTTTTACTTCAGCGCGTTCAGCTTCTGCCTGTGATAGCTGCTGTGTATATTCTGCGTATTTCTCGAGTGATTCCGTTGCATTCTGCATATATGCATCAGCAAGCGCGCGTTCCTTCATTGCATCAATTTGCTCTTTAATTGCATTGGTGTTATCAACAACTTTTCCTGTATTGTCGTAAAGCTTATCACCTTCTGCATCGTATGTAAGGTTGAGCCCTTCTACACTTGCATTAAGCTTATCTACATATGTTTGCATTAGTTGTTTTTGTGTTGTCGATTTATCTTCAACACCAATCAGCGAGTTTAATCTTTGGCGGTACATTTCTGCGCTTTGTGCATTCGCATTGACTTTTTCAACTGCCGCTTCATGCGCGCGTGCCATTTCGTCTACCGCTTTACGTTCTTTATGTGCATTTTGATATGCCGTATATATAGCTGCGCCCAATCCTACTATGCCAACTGTTGCAATTCCTATAATTGGTGCAAGCAATGATAATTTTGCACCAAATGCGCCAACTCCCGCTGTTGCGGTGTTCATTACTTTGAGCCCATCTGTGCTTTTTGTCAGCCCGTCAACTGTCTTTGTTAGCTTATCTGCTGATTCTTTTGCATTTTTCGTAAATTTTAGCATCCCACTTAAATGTGAAAAGCCTTTTGATAACGTCCCCATGCCTTGTGATAGCTTGCCTAACGTGATTAATGTTGGCCCCGCCACTGCACCGATTTCTATAAGCCTTACAATAAAGTGCTTCGCTTCCGGGCTTAAGTCTTTTAGCCCTTTTGTAAAGTCCTTTATATTTCCTACAATCGCTTTTATTTCGGGTAAGAACGTGTCGCCTAATTCCACCCCGATTTCAACAAATGATGCTTTTAGCTGTTGTAATTGTGCAGCCGTTGTTTGATATTTCTTTTCAGCTTCTGCCGTTAAGGCTTTATTTTCGCCCCATGCTTTATTGGCTGTTGCTGTTGTTTTCGAAAATAGTTCGGATGCTGAAGATAGCCTCTTCATAGTGTCACTTGTTCTTATATTGGTAACACCCAATTCTTCGAGAAGTACGTTGAGATTCTCCCCGCCTTTCTTGGCATCGCCCATTCCACTTATTACCTTTTGAAATGCCCCGTATGCATCCTTTTCCCATGCGCGCTTGAAGTCGCTTACACTCATGCCCGCGGTTTCCGCCCATGTGGATAATGTTTTGCCGTTTGTCGATACAGCTTTGTCAATTTCTGTTAGTACTTTTGATACCGCAGAGCCTCCCGCTTCAGCTTCTAAACCTACCGATGATAGCGCGGTGGATAGTGCCAAAATTTGTTGGTCTGTAAAGCCTACTTGCTTACCACTTGCAGCAATTCTCATTGCAAAGTTGACTATATCCGCTTCTGTTGTTGCAAAATTGTTTCCTAAATCTACAATTGCAGAGCCTAAGCGCTTATAGTTATCTGCTGTTAGTCCGGTGATATTCGCATACTTTGCGAGTGCGCTTGCTGCTTCTTCTGATGATAAGTTTGTTGTATCGCCTAGCATTACCATAACGCGTGTAAATTCCAAAATATCATCCGTCTTTATTCCTAGTTGTCCGGCTGCTTCTGCAACTGCTGCTATGTCGGTTGCAGATGATGAAGTTTCTTTTGATAAGTCAAGAATACCTTGCCTTATCCTGTCTAATTGCTGTGGTGTGCCGTCTACTGTCTTTGTTACTCCCGCCCATGCGGTTTCAAAATCTATTGCTGAGCGTGTTGCAGCATATCCAATGCCTAAAAATGCTGTTGAAAACGGCATAAGCTTCTTGCCCGCAGATTCCATCTTCGCGCCCATTTGCTGAAATGATTCTCCCAACTTAGTAAGCTTGACTGAGCCCAAACGTTCATACTCAGCTTTGAACCGCTTTAGTTGTTGTTCTGTTGATATGATTTCACGTCTTAGTGCTTCAAATTCTGCTTGCCCATTTTCCTTGCTTTTAAAGTCTTCGCTTAGTTGTGCTTCTGCTGCTTGCAGTGCCTTTAGCTTTGATGTTGTTGCTTCAACGCGCTCTGCAAGAGCCTTTTGCTTTTGTGCTAGTAGTTCCGCGTTCTTTGGATCAAATTTCAGATTGCGGTTAATATCGCGGAGGGCTTGACTAACACTCTTTGATTTCTGCTTAACTTCTGCCAATGCTGTATCAAGCTTAACTGTCCTCGCGCCAAATTCAATTGTTATGCCCTTGATATTCTTACCAATTGCCATTTTGCCCCCCGTTACTTTACTTAGCCCAAAAAGGCATCCCAATCATTTTGAGATGCCTTTTTTGTCCTTATTCTTATTTCCTCTTCAGTTGTTGATTCGTTGCTGTATTCCATCACAAAATCAACAACTTGTCCAATGTCCAATTTGCTTATGCCCTCTAACGATAACCCGCGTTGTGTCGCGCCTATCAATATTTGGTCTAAATTTATGCTACTTTCAAAATCTTCGTCAGAAGGCTTCTTGCGTTTTTTTCGCTGATTGTTGATTCAATCACCGCAGTGATTACTTCCTTGCCTATTATGTCAACGGGCAAGCTTTTAAAACTCTTTATCCACTCGTGCGGACTTGGTATTGAATCGTCAGCATTCTTTGCAAGCGCCCATGCAATCTGATATATCGTGATTGATTCTGCAACGGCAAGTGAAATAAGTGCCTCTTCCAATACTTCATCTTTAGCAAGTGCCTGTAAGTATTGTGCGGTTGTCATTTCCCCCGTTTCGCCATTTGGGGCAATAAAACTTGCATTAATCTTCAATAGTGCTTCTATGAATGGCAGCAAATCTGGCAGAATATCTCTGCCAAATTGCTGTCGATAAATAAATAACCACCATATTGTTGTGTCAATCTTGAATGACTGCTTATTGGTTAATTTTATCGTTTTTACCATTTCTTACTCCTTTATACTCCCGGTGCTGTTGTGCCTAGCGGTTTTGGTGGTGCTGTAAAGAAGTTATTGTATGCTGCATCGCCCGGTACAAAAGTAACCTTTGACTGTCCTGTCGCTGAATCGCCTACAACTGTAATGTCGATTGATTCAGTTTCCGGTGTCTTTGAGTTCTTCTCCATTGTCTTGTATTCTTTCTTTATTGTGCCTAGTGCAACATTGTAAAAGATAGTTCTTCTTGCGTGTGCATCGCCCTTGCCCTCAAATGCAATGTATACATTCTTCTTAACCGGGTTATTGATTGTCGCAATTCCCCCATCTGTTCGCTTTACTGCGCCCAAAAACTTTGTTTTGAATTCGTCCGGAAATCTCGCCATCGTTAGTGTTCCCTTAAAACCACTCTCGCTGTATTCCGCCCAATATGTGCCGTTATCCGCTGAGAACGTATTCTCTGATGTCTGCGGGTCTGCGCTCAAGCTTACCGCCCCCGCAAGCTTGTAAGGTGCGCCCATTGTGATTGCTCCGTCTGTGCCTACTTCATAAGTTCCGATTGTTACTTTTTCAAGTCCAAATTCAACTCTATTTGTATCTGCCATCTTATCCTCCTGTTATTTGATTGCTTTAATTTTCTTTATCGTATCTCGATAAAATTCATCTGTGTATTTCTCTTCAACGGGTTTAATGTGCGGGATTGCCTTTGTTCTTCCGCCATTTCTTAAAACATGCCCAAATTCGAGCAAGTGAGCAAGCCTATAATCTTTTGCGTTATGTACAACATATTCCACGCGCCCGGATATTAAAACCTTTGGGGTTGCCTTCCATCCTTTGTAATATCGCGGTCTGCGGCGCGGACTTGTTTGCTTTAGTTCATTTGCTGCCCTTTTTGCGCTTTCGCTTGCAACTTCTTTAACTGTCTGATTAACCTCTTCAGTGTAATTATCTAGTATTGCTGCAAGTTCCTTTTCAAGATCCATTATTTGCCCGCCTTCTGTGGCTTGCCTATTGTGTGAATCTTTACTTCGCTTATATATCCTTTGCTTAGCGCCTGTGCTTCGCGTTCCTTATCCGTGAATGCCACTATGCTTAGTGGCTCAATCGCTTCGCCCGTTTTAGAATCTCTTAGCATTTGTGTTGTTATATACAGCTTATCCATATATGGCCCCCTTTAAATATCAAAGCTTACAATGTATATGCCTTCATCTGTTCGCGCTTCGCCTGTCCAATCCCAAATCATGCCCTCTTCAGCAAATACCCTTATAAGCTTATCTTCCTGTGCTGTGTCCTTGCCTTCCGTACAAAGTTCAACGTCAAATTCTCCATCCGATTCATAAACAACATTATCTGCTATAAAGTTATCAAAATTGCGCCTTGTGAAAACTATGTATGGAAGCTGTGGCGCTTCGCCTATTGGCCATTCTTTATACGTTACAGGAAGCCCCGTTTTTTTTAGCACTTCAAAAACCTTAGATTGCTGCATCTGTCATGCCCCTTTCTATTGCTTTTAGTTCCAATTCTTCATTTGCATAGTTGATGTTGTCTACAAAATTGATATTGTATTTCTTGCCTTTAAATATAACGCGGTAACTTGATTTTGTTTCGTTTGTAAGCCCCGGCATGTACCTTATGTAAAATTTCAATGTGCCTTGCTCGTTTGTCTGTCCGGCAATAAAATATTCTTCCCCGTGCAGATTTTTAACATTTGCAAATACTTTTCTAAATTCCACCCATGCGCCCTTAGTCCAACTGCCATCATTATTTTGTATCGCGTTGCCTTTGCGTTCTAAAATAATTGGGTGTCTATACACTTTATTAAGCTTTTTATTTGCCTTTTGCATTGTCTATCGCCTCCGCTAATTGCAAGCGCAATATCTCATGTGCAAAGCATTCTTCAAAATGCTCGCTAAAGTTGTTGTAATCGTATCTGCAATAGTCAAGCAGCAATGCCCTTGCTTCTACATTTTTATCAAAATCAATTGTTGTACCTGTTAGCGCATTTAACTTAGACTGCCCACGTTTGAGGCAGTCCGTTAAATGTGTGTCCGATTCATCCCACGTTATTTGCAAAGCTCTTTTCAGTTCTTCAAGTAACGTTTCCATGATTACTTATTCCAATCTGCAATATCAAAGACAAGGAAGTCTGCATCAGTTGTTGCCCTTCCTGTTGCATACTGCTTTGCAAGATATACGCGCTGATCTTCAATGAATCTGTATTCATCCGATGATTCAATTTTTAATGTTGAACCAACACCGAGAAAATATCTGCGTGCTTCGCCCGCAACAATTCTATCTTCTGGAACGGCCGCTGATAGTACGATTGTTCCATTGAATGGTAGATCTTGTTTAACAAATCTGCCGTACTGATCAATGATATTCATTATGCCGTACATCTTTGAATAGTACGTTGTTGGGTTTATAAGCAAAATAACCTCACCAATGGTTGTATCTTTGCCCTGTGATAGTGGTGCGAGAATTTCTTTGCCAATTGTTGACGGCTTAAAGTCCTTTAGTTTCACTGCTGTCTTTTCAGCATGTATTCCTCCTGTAACATCAGCAAGCTTGCGTGTCATTCCAACGGGCTTATCTTTTCCATCACCTGCAACAATTGCATCTTCAAATGCGCGTGCAATAGCCTCGCCTAATAGTACTCTTATGTACTTATCTAGCCATTCAACGCTCAAGTTTAACATATCTTTTGATACAGGAATGTATGCAGATACCTTATTCTGAGTTGTTGATACAACTTCAAATTCTCCCTCAAGCTTCTTTTTGATTTCTTCTGTAAGTGGTCCCCACCATGCCGGAGCCACTTCACCCTTTCTCAGTACCCAATCAGAAATTCCTGTTGTGTTTACAAACAGAATTTTTGATAGCAGTTCATGATTCTGTTTGAGTTCTTCAAAAACTCTTTCAAATATGGTTCTTGGAAGTGGTGCAGTTCCAAAACTTCCCTTTTCTTTTGCTTCATTGTAGAAGTTACGTTCATCAGAAGTTAGCGGCATGATGCCTCTTCTTGCAAGTGCCTCTTCATCTGCGTTCTTGACATTAAATGTCTTTGCTTCTTCAATGATTCTATTCTGTATAGCTTCATTGTTGCGCTTGATATTTTCAATAATCATATCTGCAACATCTGATGCTGTGCCTTCCTGTAATGCATTTACAATTTCGTCTTTGTTCATCACGTTAATTTCGTTTGTTAGTGCCATTTTATTTACCTCCTAAATTTTGACAATATTGTTTTGTCGGTTTCCTTGTTCCTGTACTTTTCTAAAATTGAGTTTTTAACATCAAGCGCAGATTCATTGCTTACACCCTCTTCAGTGTCCGGTGCTGCTTCGATGATTTCGTCGCAAAAACCTAAAGTCAAGCACTCTTCTGCTGTCAAATATGTTTCTTCATAAATCATTGCTTTCAGTTCTTCTTTTGTTCCCTTAAAGTGATTCAAATAGCTTGCTTGGACGGCTTCATCAAATTTCTCGAGTGAATCAGCAACTTTGCGCAAATCTTCTGCATTGCCATAAGCCACGCATGATGCCCTGTGAATCATCATCAATGAATTTGGGTACATTTTGATTTTGTCCCCGGCCATTGTGATAATGCTTCCCCCGCTTGCTGCGATTGCATCAACAATTATTGTTGTTTTCTTGTCGCTGTCCTTGATAAAGTTACTAATTGCAACGGATGTATATACATCCCCGCCCCTTGAGTTAATGTGAATCTCTACTTCATCGCCCTTTATTTCAGCAAACGATTTCTTCACTTCTTCCATTGTGATATAGTCGCCACTTTCGGGTTCACCTGTCCACCAATTACGTGGAATTTCCTCCACAATCTGCCCATACAAGTACAGCTTGGGTATTCCTTCGCCCTGTATCAATTCGCAACGCGGTGTGAATTTTATTTCCGCTGCTAATGCTTTTAGCTGTGTTCCTTCCATTTTTTCCTCCTCTCCTTTTTTCTAAATATAAAAAGGGCATTGCTGCCCTTATTACCTTGTTTACTTTGACTGTTCATAATTCTTTGTGATGTAATGCTTCTTTGATTCATCCGTTCGCAACGGTTCTTTGCCAATTAGTTCGCGGTTTTCATCTATACTGTGAACCCCGTTTCTTGTTAATATGTCAATCGCATTGGCAATATCAGCAAGGCTTGTTGCTTTTGCTTTACTTGTATTAACACGTACATAAGTATTACTTAGATAGTCGGACTTTGCATAAAGCTTTGCATTGAGTTCATTTTCTATGTTTTTTGCAAGTGGATCTATGCAAAGATTGACAAATGCTTTAAGCTGCTCGGATATTTCAGTACCTGTTCCCTTGAGTAGCTGTGGGGGTATTTGAAATGCCCTGGCCACAAAGTCAAATACATCATCCATTAGATTTTTAATATCTCGAGAATCTGTGCCATTCTTGTATGATTCCTTTGATAGTTCATCGTATTCAAGCCCGGCTGTTAGTGGCAAGATTGCGCCCGCATCTGCTTTGTAAAATTCCTTTAGCCTTATTTCGATTAAGTCTTTAAGTTTCTTTTGTGCATCTTCAGTTTGTGGGTATGCAGTTCCAATCTTTAATATTCCGCGCTTCGCATTATTTCGCTTATAGCTTGCCTTCGATAGTTCAATTATTTTTCCATAATCGTTATAAAGTGAAGTGATTAAGCTTGCGGCATTTTGATTATTATTTTTTAGATGAATCACTTCTGATTCCTTATATAATGCTGATAGCTTAAAGCCATTCACAATAATATCTTTATATGTATTTTCATAGAATGCAGAATCTGTGCGCGTGAATGAATCTGCAATATAGATATTGTCATTGCGCTTTATAATCAAGCACTCATTGTTGATTATTAGCTTGGCAATGGCTTTCTTCCAAAAGGTTGTTGCTGCCTCGTTTTGATTAGGCTTTAGATTGAGCATATAATAATCTTCCTTTTGTGTTGGCTGTCCTTTTGCATAAGTTTCAAATTTAGACAAGGCAATTGCATTTCCAATTAGATTAATCGCGCTTTGTAATGCTAATTCCTTTGTTGCAACTTGTCCGGTTAATTCTTCTAAATTAACATCGACTTGCGCACCTGTTCCTTTGTCAAATATGCGCCCTAAAAAATCTATAAAATAATTTCTTAGCCCCATTTTATCCCCCTTTATAGTGTGATTAGCCCTAGATCTAATACTCCCGTATCTGCTTCCTTGAGTTCATCGTTCAATTCGGTTGCTATAAGTCCATGCAAGAATGAAAAGAAGCCATCTGTTTTACGCAAAATAGGCTCGATTTTTTCATATGACTTATTCCCCTTTTTGTCTGTTCGCACGGCAACATTCCAAATGTACCATCGCATTAGTTTGTTATTTTCAAATGCTATCGTGCCATTTGCAAACATGCTCGTTATAATTGGTGCAAGCAGTGAATGTGTTACAGTTCCATTTGGTACACCCATTAATTCTAGCCCTTCTTTTTCAAATTCATCTTTTAATGCAACAAATTTGAATCTATCTGCATATACTTTCTTTACATGATATTTTTTTGCTTGCTTTTTAAACCAATCAACAATTACGCGCGGTGAGATTACCGGGTCACCACTTACAATTGTTACAAAGCCCTCTTTTACAAGTTCTTCAACATTAATTTTATAGTCTTTTAGCTTTAAAGATTCTGCATGAATGAATGTATGTTCTTTGTAGTAGTGCATCCCGTTGCGTTTAAAAATAAGTCCTACTGAACAAAAATCTCTTAACTCTGCAAAGTCTACCGCGCCTATACATGGAGAATTTTCCAAACTTGGCCAAACGTGAGAACATGCTTGCATTAAGCTTTCCCATGTTGTCACTGTTTTCTCTTTTGACGCGTATGCAAGGTTTAACCTCTTCAGTATAAATTTTTCTTTCTTGTCCTCTATGTTCTTTGCATTCGCATATTCTTTCATTACTTGCCGTCTTAATGTTTCGTCATAACGCAATCGCGGTATTGCTTTAACAAATAAGTCCGGCTTCCCAAATTCCTGTATATTGTCCATCTTGAAAATAAAAGGGAATCTGCCGTTGTGTGGGGTTTCCCCTGTCAATATTTCCAATGATTCTCTTTTTAAATCGTCGATAACTGCATCTCTTACGGATCCGTCTGTTGTTAAATATATGATACGTGGCTTTGCAACTTTTCCTAGTCCACCTTCTAAAACTGTAATTAAATCATAGTTTTGATACTCGTGTACCTCGTCAAATATGATTGCGCCTTGCCTTCCTCCATCTTTTGTCTTTGCATTTGATGTTAAATATCCTAACGTTGACTGCGTTGCTTTGTTATAGATTTTTTGTAAATTCCATCTGTACAACTGTTTGTATTTCTTTGGGTTTGATTCCAAAATATCATACACTTCGTTGAATGATGTTGTGGCTTGCTTTTCTGAATTTGCTACAACATCTACATCATACTTTCTAACCCCGTTATATTCTGATGTTAAATACATGCTATCCATTGATGCTGTGCCGTTCTTTCCGGTACCGCGTCCCCACAAGTTGAAGTTTTCGTTGAAAACGGGATATTCCGTTCCCTTTTCATAAAGGCCGTAAAATATTGCAAACCTAAAAAGCTGATAATCATGCATTTTGAACGGGAAGTTGCGATGCAGCATTGATACTGCCTCTTCAGTTGCGTTTGCTCTAAATTCAATATTCTTATTATCAAGTATTTCGCGTATAAATGGCATTAAAAGTTTTTGTTCTCTGCAAGTGGGAATTTGTGCTTGTTCCACCTTTCGCATCCAATCACTTATGAATGGGTGATACGGGTATGTCCTACGAGCCATTATAGTTTTACTTCTTCTTCCTCAATTGGAATATCTGCCCCTCTTAGCCCTAATTCGGCTAAAATTTTAAGCATTTGATTATTAACTTTTGTTAATTCTGTTACAGATTCATTCTTTTTTTTGCCAAATTGGGAAGGCCCATTGTTCCATCCAACTGTTACTCCACGTTCCCTTATATCATCAATCAATCTATTCTTTACGTTCCACAATTCAATATAATCTTCTACGAGTGATACGTATTGAGTTTGCTTGTCCATGCCCCTTTGCTGAAGCTGTTTCATTAAATCATTTTTTAGTTTATTTGCCGTGATTTTTGCCATACGTTTCACCCCCTTTTTGATTGTACCCCCTCCCCCTCCCACGTTTATATGCGCGCGGTGATTTTTCCGGAGCAATGACCCTGTCTCGTTTCCCATTGTCTGAAAAATTCAAAATATTTTTAGTGGGGGGTATTATCTTTTATTCAAATTTTGCATTATGATACTTTGATTCTTTTTTCACTTTTTCCGGATGCATTTTATCGTGGCAGCTACTGCATAATGCTATTAGATTATTATCATTCAATCGCAAGCTGTAATTGTTCCGTAAGTGTTTAATGTGATGTATATCAATCCTATCTGTTTTGATGCAAGATACTTTGCCTTGCTTCTTACATTCCTGGCATTCATAGTTATCACGTTTCAATATTTCTTCGCGTTTTAACTTCCATGCTTTGGTTTTGTAGAATCTTTGTATTTGTTCTTTTGTCGCCTTGTCTTTCATTTCTTTTTATAAAACAAAAACACCTTGATTTCCTCAAAGTGTTTTTGTGTTGGTATGCTTATATAAAGAAGATCGTTACATGAGGAAGTGTCGTCCTTCACCTTCTCACAATACCAATATACCATGTATATTTTCCCCTATGTCCCAATATTTTAAAAATCATATAATTTTTAGATTCATTGCTACGTGAAAAACAAATTTCGCCTTGTAGTTCCCATATGTGTTTTTTGCCGCATCGTTTGGATAGCGCTTGTAGGTGGTTATATTCTCCCATACCCCCTTGCGGTATTCGGGTGGTATTATTTCAAGCGCCTGTTCAATTGCTTTTATCTTTGTTATATATATATCCCTCTTCAGTGCCTTTGCTTCTATCGTTCCCGCTGTGCCTGTGCCTTTTGGCATTCCGTCGGGTGGTGGTGGTGATTCTTCTAGTATTGCTTGTGCGCTCTCTTTTAACCTTTTGTAATCTCTGATTATCCATATCGTGGCATTATATGCTTCGCGTGGTAAGTGATACTTATTATTGTGCTTTCGTTGATATTCTTTCATCGCATTCTAAAATTGCTTAGCAAAAACTAAACTGTACCTCCCCTTTTATTTTCTTTATAGCTTCCTCGCGTACCCTTTTGCCGCGTGGCCATACTTTATACTTGCGTGGTTCATCAATCGCAATCTCGGTATATTCAAGATATTCTATTCCGGTAACAGGATGTTCATATCTGCGTATCGAGTCTTTGTCTATGTAATAACCCTTTATTGGTTGTGGATCTTCAAATAAGAGATATGCGTTTACAGGTTCTCGCTTGATGATAGGCATTTCAAGATTGCGACTGCATGCATATCTTCTCTGCACCGGGCAATCATCTTCTCTAAATGTCTTTTGTGTTTCTTTGATTAAATAATTAGCAAGCTTTTTATAATCACCGCTATTATCAAGCAAGCTTGTGCGTACCCATCCTTTACCCCATTTTTCGTTTACTAATTCTGCATTTGCTGTATTGATAATAATGTGGTGGTGTATTCTGTGATTGTTATATTCTGTTACCGCCACCCACTTAATTTTTTTACCTAGTGCAGTACGCATTCTTCTTATAAAATTCTTCAAATCTTTCTTTGCTTCCTGTGGTGTTGGAAGATACTCCCCATATGTTAAGGTATAGTGTGCGCTGCCCTTGCCAAAATTGTGGTTAATCTTTCTGCGCAAATTTCTTTCTGCGATAATATCATTATTTTTTCTTACAGCCTCTTCAGTCGCGTTTGTTCGCTTTCCTCTGCTTCCTTTATGATTTCCGCTTGGCATCTTGATTATTCTTTCAATTGTTCTGCCCGCTATACATGTTTCTCTTATCGCAAAATGTTTTATCATTTCTGTATCGTTCCTTTATTAATACTCTTATCAAGTCTTAATGCAAGACTTTCACTTGCGCTGCTTTTCTACATATATATATGTAGTTATTTTATAAATTGAATTTTATTTGCGCCTTTTCTTCTTCCAAACGCGCTTTTGCCTTTTGATAATATTCTTTGTCGATTTCAAATGCAGTTATTTCAAAACCCATTCTGTGGCATGCTATAAGGCTGCTGCCGCTTCCCGCGTGTGTGTCCAAAATCTTATCACCCTTATTTGCGTATTGACTTAGTAGCCATTCATACAGTGCAACGGGCTTTTGTGTTGGATGGAATCTTGGTTCAGTTTTCGTTCCCTGTGGTGCGCATTCAAATACTTTTGCATTCCCCTTGAGGCTTGTCCACGCCTACTCAGCCATTGCCATTGTGAATGATTCCGATATTGTTAATTTGCGCCATATAATAAAATTTCTGTTTGATGGCAGATATTCATTGAAATAATTTCCGCCCCATATAATCTGATACTTACTAATTCTAAATAATTCATCAAAGTATGCTTTGCTTGGCGCTATATCCCAATCAGTGATTTTCTTTCCATACTTCTTGAAATATCCTCCGCCCGTTCTCCCGGTCTTGTCCCATTCCTCCACCCCCCCACTTCCGTATGGCGGGTCAACTATTGCTAAATCAAAATACTTATCCGGATATTCGCGCATCGCTTCTAGGCAGTCGCAGTTATAAAGCCCCGCTAGTTTCATGTTTGCCCTTTCCTTTTAGCATTTCGCATATAAAAGCTGCATTGCATGCTATATGCTTATAGTGTTCAATCCCGCTTTCGGAATCTACACTTAGTGGATCTTCTACCACTGATAGTAAGTGGCGGTATAGTGCAGCAATATATCTTTCAAGTTCAACATTTTTCCAATTATCGCGGCTTCCGTACTTCCTGTTGCCATACTCCCTTACCTCTGCAATATCCCTTACAATTTGTGTTGGTACTAATGTTAGATTAGGTTTGCCCGCATCTGCCTTTGCTTCTTGGTTGTCATTTATAAAATGTGTTACTTTTTCTGTTGGATATTCAGCACCAAATTCGTTGCCGTCAATATCATAATCTACTATTTTTTTCATTTTTATAACCTCTTCAGTTCTTGTTTTCTATATCAAGTTATTCTCTTACTGCCCCATAAGGTCTTTCACCTTTGCAATATATTTTTTCTTTTCTAACAATATTGTTAGGTCTAATGCAATCCGGTCTAATAGGTGGGTTTCAATTCTCCCACAATATGGATGTTTCTCTACATTTGCTATATCATATGCTTTTATTTCTAATTCCTTTCTTTTATATTCTATTTCCTTTTCTATTCGCCCTACTTCATTATTGATGAAGCTATCAATATTATTAATTTTTCTTATGCGCTCTCGCACTGTATGTTCTACAATTGTTTCGCTTATTGCTTGCTCATCTTTACTTAGCATTATTTAACCTCTTCAGTTCCTTCTATCAAATTATGATTTTCGTATATATTTCCTATTACTTGCAGCCCATAAAACCATATGTTATCTTCGCACAAGTCTTCTATTTCGAGATTTTTTCGTTTTCTTTTATCTTTTGGAATTTGCTTGTAGTCAATCAAGAAGCGCCCATCTTCAAAATGTACTTGCCATTTCTTCCAATCTTCTTGATTTTCTGATGCTGTACTCAGCAATATATCTCCCTCGTATATCTCTACTCCGTTGAAATCTTTTAGCCCTGTGGACTGCATAAGAACCCCATCCGGTTTTCTCCCTGTAATAAATAGCAATCCATATGCATACTCAATCTCACATGTGATTGTATCTGAGGTCATGTTTATGCTTACAACCTCTTCCATTTCTTTTGTGTTTAAAATCCATACCCTAAATTTTGGAATCATGTTTTACCTTCTCAATCTTTATCTTCTCTTTGAACCATTCTCTGTGCCATTCGGCATGCATTTGTAAAACCTTTAGCCATTCCGCTGTGTATTCTAATGCTTCAATATTATTGCTTCTTATATCTTCATCAATCATCTTCATGAACAAATCAACAACCTTATCTTGATATTCGTTCTTCCTGTTCTGCTTGATAAAGTGATCTGTTATGGCTCTGCCTGTTGCTATTCCCAATAGGATTGCAGTTATTTCCAAAAAGGAAAAAACCATAATTAAAAATAACATTAGTTCACCTCTTCAGCTTCTCGCTGTATCTCTTCAAAGTCTTTTTTATATTCTTCTAAAAATCTACTTAGTAGCTTTTTATCTGCTTCCCTTATTTCTTTGTCGTCCATAAGTAACTGTATGTATATGATTTCTTGCTCTAAAAAATTACTTGCATAATTCATTAGCTTGTATTGTTCAATCCTCTTTTTCTTATACGTTGGTTTTATTATTGAATATATATATGTTAAATTTGCTATGATCATACCTATACTAGCTGCGATTATAAGAGATTCCCTATAATTCATGATTAACCCCTTTCATCCCTTTTATAGCTGTTTTACTTTCTTTACATGCGAACATATAAATATTGTGTTGTCTTGTTCGCCTTCGCAAAAATAATATTTTTGCTTCACGTAACGTTCTATTTTTTCTTCTGTTTTTCTTAGGATGCCTCTATATGCAAAATCATCAAATAGTGTTACTTCTACATGCTGCCCTAAATAATTTTCTAATTCACTTTGTTTCATTTTTCTCCCCCTTTATATGGTTCGGGCAGTGGCATCCATGCCGTGTATGTTATTCCTTTGTTTAGTCCTACACCTAGGCTTTCTATCCATACATGCTTGCCATCTGTCAATAGTACATTCTCTAGTGGGTGTGGCAGTTCGCTTGCCTTTTCTTTTATGTACGTGCTGTTCTTTTCTTTTTTTAAGATTGTTATAGGTCGCCACTGCATGTTGTTTTCATCCGTTGCAGTTTCCTTTTTTAGTTGCTCTTCTATGCACTGTATCTCTACTTGTAGATCACTTCTTAACCTCTTCAGTGATTTATCTGCTTTCCCGCCATTCTTTTCAATCGTTAAATCTATGCCTTTTAGTCCTTCCTTTAAATAGCTTTTAGCATACATCAATATCTTTTCATTTGTTATCATCTTTAGCCTTCCATCCTCTCTGCTATATCCTGTATTACTGTAACTGTAACCCCGTTTCCGGCTTGCTTATATAGTTGGCTATTTGAGTTAAATTGTTCTGCACGTTCAAAGTATTCATCTTGCCACCCTTGAAGCCTAAAGCATTCGCGCGTGGTAAGTTTTCTTATGGCCAGGTAACAATTATATTTTTCGCTCCATATCGCCCATGCTTTGCAATCTTCTGCGATTTTCACAACGGCAGCTTGATTGCAGCTTGTATCAAGTGTTTGAGCAACTTGCTTGCCTACTCGCCCTCTTCTTAATTTGCTATTTGGAAATGCAAAATTGATGCTATCTCCCTTTGTCGCTTCTGTATATCCTTTCTTTACAGCTTCTTTCACCTTGATTTCACCCCCCCCACTTGTGGTTGAAGTGTCAACGGATATTGCCACCCCGTGCCTATCCTGTGCCGTCAATGTGAATGCCGGTTCGCCATTTTCTTTGAATCTTCTTCCATTCTGTCTTTTGGTTGCCCTTTCGGGTGTTAATACAGGAAGCGCAACGGCCGTTCCCGTTGCCTTATTGTTAGATACTCCTCTGTCCTCTCTAGCTGTTAAGCAGTTTGCAGTGTCTATTTTACGTGGGTTATTGCAAGATTTATCAATGCCAAAAGGTTGTATTACATGTGGGCTATTTTCCCCCCCACTATGCGTTGTTAGGCATGGGCTTATCCCGTCGCGGTCATACACTCTATATGGTGACGGGTTGCCCCTGTCGATATTTTGTGTGTATTGTCCTATTTGTTTAATACAATTTTCTGTGCTTGTTCTTTCGATAGGAAATATACGGGATCTACTTCGGTTTCCAAAATGTCCGATAATGAATATTCGTTCGCGGTTTTGCGGTACTCCGTGATGTTTAGAATTGAGAATTTGCCATTCTGCATTGTACCCGCACTCGGCCAACTCAACGAGAAGTCGGGTAAAATCATATCCTCGATTAATTGAAATAAGATTGCGTACATTTTCAATGAATAAATAGTTGGGTCTATCTTCTTCTTTGAGTTGCTTAAGAAGGTTTGTAACTCTAAAAAACAAGCTTGAGCGGTTTCCTTTAAACCCTCGTTGTTTTCCGGCAATGCTGATGTCTTGGCATGGGAAGCCAAAGCACCAACATTCGGCTTTTGGCATGTCGGCTGCAACAATTCTGCAAACATCATCTGCGTACCATTCCCCATTGAGGTATTCATCTTTTAAAATCTCCTTTTGTCTTTGCTTTAGTGATAAGCTTAGTAAGTATATTCTTTGCTCTTCCGTGATAGTATGCATGGATCGATAGCTTGCTTCTGCGTACTTATCTACTTCGCAATGTCCTACGCATTCATGCCCCGCGAGTTCCATGCCACGGGTAAAACCCCCAATCCCGCTAAAAAAATCAATAAATTTCATATAATAACCTTTACTTTGTCTTTTCTATTTCTGCATATAAGCTGCCCCATAATTCCGTGCGATGTTCTTTCATGAATTTTAAAGCTTTTCTTTTGCCATATGATAGCCCCTTCAGTTCATCCGGTGCGTTCGCAATTTCTTTATCTATATTTGTATTTCCGCTTGTGTTCGCTAGTTCCTTTAGTCTTTTATTTTCTTTACATCTGCGTTCACTTTCGCGCCCCGCTTCACGGCTACATTCTTTTGAGCAGTTGCGTTGCTGCTTGTATTGTGTGTAAAAGATTCTATGGCATACCCTACATTCTTTAGCAAATACACTTGGCATCAGTTCTATTATTTCGTTGATTGTTTCCTTGCTAAAAATTCTTATCATCGCATCTGTGTTGCCTTTGCTTATAAAGACTAAATCGCCTTTGCTCTTATCTCTTATTGTTAGCCCCTTTTGCGATTGCATATATTCGATATTTGGGTTTAGTTTGCTTTCTGCTACCTTCATGACTTCCCCTTAAAATGGTATATCCTCGTCAATTTGTTTGAAGCTGTCCGGCATTTCTTCATCGTTAAAGTTTCTTTGATTATCCGGCGCCGCTTCCTTCTGTGATTTCCACTGCAAAAATTCTATCCTGTCGGCTATAACATCCATCGTATATACTGTATCTCCGTTTTTATTCTTATAGCTTCCTGTTTGTAGTCTGCCTTGCACGGCAGCAAGCAAGCCTTTTGCTAAAAACTTCTCGCAGTTTTCTGCTTGCTTTCCAAAAACTGTGATGCGTGGGAAGTCTGTGCCTTTGCTTTCGCCTTTATTGTCGCGTCCACGATCTATTGCAAGCGAGAATGTAGCCACCGCCAACTGCTGCGGTGTATATCTTAGTTCCGGTTCCCTTGTTAATCTTCCTATTAATGTAACGTTATTCATCTTTTAAATTCCTTATAATTCTTTGTGCTATTGCATGCGTATTGTTCGCATTTTCTTTTATAAAACTTTCCATGTCTGTGCGATACATACAGCGGTGAATTTCTTTATTATAGTTTTCACATTTTCTACAACATCTAGTGCATACTATTTCGCTTTCGCGCGGGCATTGTCGCCATTCTTTCTGCTTATCTGTTCCAATTCCGCACAATGGGCAAATCATGGGTTAATCTCCTCGCAGTAGTTTTTCCCTATAATCTCCATCCATGCTTGTACTGCTTCTTCCTGTGTGCAGCCATCTTGCATTAAATCTGCAATATATTTGCGTTCAGTTTCTGCCCTTAATCTGTCGCGTTCTTCTACCCACTGTGGCTCTGCCCCGTGTAGTTTCCTGTGATGTTCCGGGCATACGTCAATTTGAAAACCAAAATCAATGCTAGTTTGTCGCAACGGGCCATAAAATAATTCGTGGCGCTCTGCGTAAGGTCTGCCACAATATTTGCATATTCTTTCTGCCTTATCTTTATAGCCGTTTGTTTTCTTCTTTTTCTTTGTGCGCTTTGGCTTTGGGAATAGCGCTCCTTTATAATCGCTCATTGTCCTGTATCTCCTTTTTTATTCTGATTGCTGATACTTCTGCTATATCTTCATCATGCAAAACAAATTCTTTGTTGTTAAACATTTCGACTATTTCCGCGGGGCTTCCCGCTATATCGTCCGGTAGTTCGATTTCGTGCGTTACTCTTAATTTGTACATGCTTGTTGTTCTCCTTATATGTCAAATACCTTGTAGCGATTTTATATATAAACCCCTTTAAATATCTTTATGCTACAAGGTATTTGATAACTACTTGTTAGCTTCAGCCATTACCTTATCTGCATATTCTTGCCCCCTGTATGGGCTTCCTGTGTTGTATGCAGCTAGTGCCATGTGATAGTTTCCGTATGTGTCTAGTAGTTCTGCAAGTATGTCGCAGCCTACTGTTAGATTTTGTTTTGAATCTTTTAAATCTGTAATGCCTAATCTATCTATCCTTGCTTTGTGCCATTTGGGCTGAATCTGCATAAGCCCGATTGATTCGCCATCATCCCCAACTGCTTGTGGATTGCCATTTGATTCGATTTTTATAATCGCTTTTACAATATCCGGATCTAGTCCGTATTGCTCTGCAATCTGCGTTGGCAAGTCCTTTTCTGCTGCAAAACTTACTTCTTTATATTCGGGCTTTGGCTTGCATGCTTCCGGGTTATCTATGGCCGTTGCTATGCCATTTAATACAAGTACAAGTGCTATTATTCCTATCGCGCTTAAAAGCCTTTTCATTTTATAAACACCTCCTTGCCGCAAGCTTCTTTGATACATCCTCAATGTAGTATTTCTTTTGCTTTCCTCGCTTGTCATAATGGCAGCCAATACATACTTTTATTGCTTCCGCTTTGCGCATATCCATGACTTTTGCGAGTTTCTCAGTGCTGATTACAATCGCACCTTCTGTTGCTTCCTTTAGATTTCGTTCAATTTCGGTTTTTGTCATTTGCAATCTTCCTTCCTATAAGCCTCTTCAGTTTGTGTATAGTCGACTTGACTTATTTAGCAAATTAAATCTGAAATAGGGCATTCTAAACTATTTGCAATTCTCTTTATCGTACTAACTTTTATATCTTGTTGCCTTCCGCTTTCCAACATTGATATTGTAATTCTTGATATTCCCGCCTTTTCGGCCAATTCCTCTTGCGATAGATTTTTTTCAATTCTTTTTTCTTTTATTCTATACATCATTTTTATTGCCTCGCTTTCTTTTTTTGAGTATAGTCGGCTTTACTTATCTTGTCAAGTCTTTTTTACATTTTTTATTGACTTTTATATTTTTGTATAATATACTTTACAAAAAGGAAGGTTTATCATGAATTTAGGAGAAATAATACACAACTATCGTATGAATAATAAAATGACTTTGGATGATGTGGCTAAAAAATGTGGAATTACAAAAGGATATGTTTCAATGCTTGAAAAGAATGTTAATCCTAAGACAAAGCGCGCTTTGTCCCCTTCTATCGAAACAATATTAAAGGTTTCTAAAGGGTTATCAATTGATATAGATGAAATGTTTGAAATGCTCGATGATGATATAAGAATTGCACTGAATCATGAATCTTTAAAATCTGTTTACGGCAATATTTATGCTAATACAAATATCTCACAAAATACTAACAACGGAACAATATCAAATAATATTGGTTCGGGTGATAATTCCAATACAACAAAAAATTATTATAACGGATGTGAATACTGTGAAGAAGTAGCAGAGGAACAGATGCGTTATAACTACTCACAAAATAAAGATACATTCTTTGCTATCATGGATAATGTTCGCGCAATGACTGATACACAATTGGAAGAGGTATTGAGATACACTGAATTTATTTTAAGTAAAAAATAAAAAGGGGCTTTGTTATGATTGCATTTATTATAGGGTTTTTAATTTCATTATATGCACTAAAAACTTTTTTAAAGCAAAAAAATATTGTTCAACAAGAAAAAATTAACGAGGAGAATAGAAAACGGGCTGAAGCTTCTGCAGTTGCTCAAAAGAAATATATTAACTCAAAAAAAGAATCTTTTAATAATATTGTTGATTCTTTAGTTAAACATGATGTTGTGCTTGATGATTCAATTATCTTGTATCGCCAACAATTACGCGATATGCATGAATTAAAATTTAAAAACATTACACGTTCTTTTAATCCGGATACGTTGCCCGCTTTTATTGTTGTAGATGTTGAAACAACCGGCTTAAGTGCTACACGCGATAGAATCATTGAGGTTTCAGCGATTTTGTTTGAAGATTTTACCCCGGTTTCTTATTTTTCAACATTGGTTAACCCAAAACGAACAATTCCGAATGAAGTTTCAATAATAAATAACATCTATGATTCAGATGGGGCAACTGCACCATCTTTAGAACAAATATCTAATTCACTTTTGGAATTTGTCGGCAATTGTCCTGTCGTTGGTTTTAACCTTGCTTTTGATTTAAAATTTTTATATTGTGCCGGGATTGATTTATTTTCCAAACGCAAATGTTATGATACTTATTTAATCTCAAAAAAAGCTTATGCGGATTATCTTTCATCATTTTCACTTGTTGATGTTGCTGCATATAATGATATATATTTTGATGCGCATAATTCACTAAATGATTGTCTTGCAACCGGTTTAGTATTTGAAAAAGCTATAAAAGAAATAATCTCATGATTTTCTATTTGGAAGGGGTGTTTTATGCCAAAAAAATATAAATATAAAACCTCTTTTACTTTTGAGGGAAAGCGCTATCAAATATACGCAGATACGCAAAAGGAATTATACAAGAAGGAAGAGCGCAAGCGCCTTGCCCTTGAGAATGGAAGAATATTAGTAAGCAGCAATATGCTTTTAAAAGACTGGTATGCGATGTATGTTGATTCTTACAAATCTAATGTTAAGGAGATTACTTTGAGGAATTGGAAATGTAAGATGGAAAAGCAGCTTGTTGCAGAATTGGGGGCAATGCCACTTAGTGCAATTAAACCTCTTCACTTGCAGAGGATTGCGCAGAATTTGAACGGATATTCTGCTGATTATATCAAGAAGGTTAAGCAAGGAATATACTCAATCTTTGATAAGGCTGTGGAAAATAAACTAATAAACGATAACCCCGCAAAGAATATTGTTGCTCCGGAGGGTGGTAAAACAACTAGGCGATCTATTACAGATGAGGAACGCAAATTGATTCTTGCCACAATTCCGGATGATAGAAGATTCCAATTTTACGCAGTGATGTTATATGCGGGGCTGCGCCCTTCCGAGGTTGCAGAATTAAAAGGCATGGATATTAAAGACGGCATGATATTTGTACGTGGTACAAAAACAAAGAATGCTACGCGTAAAGTTCCTTTAGCTGAGCCACTTAGAAATATACTTGTATATAAGCATGGGGCAAATGATTATATTTTTAAAAATACTGTTGGCAAGAAGCTTGACGAGAGCGGGCGGCAGCATTTGTGGAATGCATTCAAAAGGCATCTGAATTTAAAAGCCGGGAATCAATTATACCGCAATAAGCTTGTATACCCTAGCCATGTTGCAGAGGATCTTGTGCCTTATTGCCTTCGCCATACCTTCTGCACTGATTTATGCTTGGCGGGGGTAGATGTCCGCGTGGCGCAACGATTAATGGGGCATGCTTCCATTACAACTACTTCAAATATATATACGCATGTAAATACTGATAAGCTTCTTGATGCGGCAGATAAGCTTAATAATCTGTACCGCGTTACCCTATGAGTTATTATTCGCGGTAACGTTGAAAATTAAACATTGTTTGTAGCCCTCTCACGGCTGAATCAGGGGTTCGACTCCCCTAGGCGATACCAACTATAAAAAGCCTTGAAAATACTGCATTTATCAGTGTTCCAAGGCTTTTTCATTGCTTTATATATGTTCGCATTTTGTCTGAGAATCGTTCCCAATCGTTCCCAATCGTTCCCAAAAGTGGGTTACCCTATGAGTTACCCTTTTTAAATTATATAAAAAAAAAGAGGGTGTTGCCCTCTTTTTCTTGAAAAAAAATTATTTTTTTTCAAAATCTGCATTTACTTTAAATTCAAGTAGATTCAAAACATATTCCGGTGGTAGTCTATGCCCCAATTCCCAACTTTTTATCGTACTTATTGGTATTTCATAAGCTTCTGCAAATTCTTCTTGCGTGTACCCTGTCATTTCGCGGATCTTTTTCATTTTGTGTTTTCCATGCTCTTGGACTTCTACCCCGCCAAATATAGTGTTAT